GCTTGACCATTGGGGTTCAACTGGTGAGGAGACGTTAATGTCTCAGATAAGGTACTTGGCAAAGGCTATGGACTGCAAGTGGATCATCCTTGACCACCTGTCAATCGTAGTCTCAAGTCAGGAAAACGGTGACGAGCGTAAGAACATAGACGCAATCATGACTAAACTCAGGACTCTGGTTCAGGAGTTGGGCATAGGTCTATTCTTAGTCAGTCACCTCAAACGTAGCGGTGGACAGGCCCATGAGGACGGAGGAAAGATATCTCTATCTGAACTCAGAGGGTCACAGTCCATCGCTCAATTATCTGACATTGTGTTGGGACTGGAGAGGGATCAACAGAACGACGATGAGGACGTTCGCAACACTACGACACTTCGCGTACTGAAGAACCGCTATACGGGCTTGACAGGCCCAGCGTGTTACTTGAAGTACGACAAAGTGACTGGACGTATGTTGGAGACACAAAAACCAGCGGAGGTTATAGGTGATTTCTAGTTATGACGACATTATAGAACGGGTTGTGACAACACCCATCATGACAACTTCTCATGAAAAGTCTATGGAGATGGGAACCCTGAGAAACTCAGTCACTAGAGGTGCTGGCAATCTCGTAGGGTTTGTAGGAGAAGGCTTAGTACATGAATACTTGCAGGAGCAGGGACAAATGTGCGGTTGGACTAACACGTATGATTATGATTTAGTGCTTGACGGTGATCTCACTCTTGACGTAAAATCTAAGCGTACTGGTTTTACCCCAAAGCTGGACTACGAGTGTTCCATCACAGCCCTAAACACTAAACAGAAGTGTGACATGTACGTATTCACAAGGGTCAAAAACGACATGACCGTAGGTTGGATACTCGGTTTCTTGCCAAAGGAAGAATACTTTGACAAAGCAACCTTTATGGAGAAGGGAACTGTTGACTCTTCTAATGGATGGAAGGTAAAATCGGACTGCTACAACGTACCGATAAACGAACTGAGGCCAATAAGTGAACTTATCAAAAAGCAAAACTCTGATACTTGACATTGAGACTGATGGGCTAAAACCGACTACTGTTTGGTGCTGCGCTACTAATCTGTTTGGTACTGTGTACGATGCTGAGACATTCAAAACACAGTTAGCTGAACATGCTGTAGAGAACATCGTAGCCCACAACGGCATTGGGTTTGACTATCCAGTTATGTCTAAGTTATGGGGAGTTGACTGGTCAAGCTACAAGCTGTACGACACTTTAGTCCTGTCAAGACTGGCAGACCCATCCAGAGAAGCCGGTCACAGTCTACGCCAATGGGGTGAGCGTTTGGGCTTCCCCAAAGGTGAGCATGAGGACTGGTCAAAGCTAAGCTGTGAGATGGTTGCGTACTGTGAGCAGGACGTAGCAGTTACTGTCCGTGTTCTGGAGTGTCTTGAGGAAGAGCTTAAAGACTTCAGCGATGAGTCCGTAACGCTTGAGCATGACGTTCAGACAATCATTCAGAAGCAGATCAAGAATGGTTGGCTGATAGATGAGAAGCACACACACAATTTACTAGCACTATTGAAGGAGAAGAAATATGAACTTGAAGAGAATGTACAACAAACTTTTCTACCGCTCCCTGTATATGTTAAAGAGGTTACTCCGAAAGTTAAGAAGGACGGCACCTTTTCGGCGGTTGGCCTAAAGTTTCTGGGGGATCAGTCTGAGAATGTGGCTGGCAGGTTTTCTCGTATAGACTATCCCCCTTTCAATTTAGGATCAAGACAGCAGATAGGTAGATATCTACAGTGGTTTGGCTGGGAGCCTAAACTGTTCACTGAGAAGGGACACGCAATTGTAGATGAATCTGTATTGGGTACTGTAACGGACATACCTGAAGCAAAACTCATTGCTGAATACCTCATGATCCAGAAGCGTGTAGCACAAGTACAGAGCTGGCTGGACGCTGTTGAGGAGGACGGTAGAGTACATGGTTACGTAAACACTAACGGCGCTGTGACGGGCCGTATGACACACTCAAGCCCCAACATGGCTCAAGTACCTGCGGTGTACTCACCGTATGGTAATGAGTGCAGATCCTGTTGGTCTGCCCCTGAGGGCTACCAGATCGTAGGCTGTGATGCCAGTGGTCTTGAGTTACGTATGTTGGCACACTATATGAAGGATGAGGACTATACAAATGAAATTATCAACGGCGATATCCACACAGCAAATCAACGCCTTGCTGGACTTGAATCAAGAAATCAGGCAAAAACTTTCATCTATGCCCTACTATACGGAGCAGGAGATGAAAAGCTTGGAACAGTGGCTGGTGGAGGTAGAAAGGCTGGGAAGAAACTTAGAGAATCTTTCCTACATAATCTGCCATCATTCGCAGATCTTAAGGAAAGAGTTTCAGAAGCAGCAGAAAGAGGATACCTCAAAGGGCTTGACGGAAGAAAGCTCAAAGTCAGGTCAGAACATGCCGCTCTAAACACACTACTACAGTCCGCTGGTGCTCTGGTGATGAAAAAAGCTTTGACTCTTCTGGATGACTATGCTACAATATGGGGTATAGACTACAAGTTCGTAGGTAACATTCATGATGAGATACAGGCTGAGGTTATCAACGAGCGTACAGAAACTTTTGGTAGATTGGCTGTGTCCTGTATACAAGCAGCAGGTCTTGAATGGAAACTAAACTGTCCTCTGGACGGAGAATATAAGGTAGGACTAAACTGGAGTGAAACACACTGATATGAGACAACAAAACCTTTTTGAGACGAAAGAAGACTGGGTGGGCAAAGTGTATGATTACAAGTATGACTTTACACGCCTAAAAAAACAAAAAGAAAGGGTGTGGGCCGTTATGGTTTCTCATGAATGGGTTACTCTTTCTGAAATATCCTTTAAGACAGGAGATCCTGAAGCAAGTATTTCCGCAAGCTTGAGAGATTTTAGAAAACCTAAATATGGTTCACACACCGTAATGAAAAGACCTAGAGGACACAGAAAAGTAGGTCTTTGGGAATATAAGTTAGTCCCTAACAGAGAAAATGTATGAAAACTACAAACACACTAATAGACGACATCTATGGCTTGGTGTCTACCAAAGAGGTTGCTGACGGGGTAGACATAGACAAAGAGATAGATAAGCTGGGCGAGTCAATCAAAGAACTAATGAAGATTGAGTTCAAGAAGGACAGACCTAAGGATACCAGAAGGCTACGCCTATCCAGCATAGGAAGGACTGACAGGTATCTGTGGAATCAGTATCACGGTACTGAAGGTGAGGAATTGCAGCCTCACACCTTAGTAAAGTTCCTGTACGGGCATGTCATAGAGGAGTTGGTCTTATTCCTTGCCAGAGCCTCTGGACATGAAGTCACCTGCGAACAGAAACGGTGTGAGGTTGAGGGAGTTGTAGGCCACATGGACTGCAAGATAGACGGTGTAGTGACGGACGTTAAGTCCGCAAGCACCTTTGCCTTCAAGAAGTTTAAGGATCGTAGAGTACCTGAGGACGATGCTTTTGGATACGTAGACCAGATCAAAGCCTATGCACACTCAGAGGGTGAGCGTAAGATAGCATGGCTGGCTATGGATAAAGCCAACGGTCACTTGACATTCTGTGAGCATGACTTAGACGATGAGTCTGACCCAATGCATGAACACTTGAAAAGTGATATCGTTGAGAGAGTCAAGCACGTTAAGAAGATGGTTAAGCGTGTTGAACCTAAAGAGTATTGCTACGAAGATGTACCGGACGGTAAGTCTGGAAACAGGAAGCTTGCCACTGGTTGTTCTTATTGTCAATTCAGAGACAAGTGCTACCCAGATTTACGTACTTTTATCTATGCAAATGGACCTAAGTATCTGACAAAGGTTGTTAGAGAGCCTTTTGTTTCGGAGATACCGGATGGCTTCTAAAAAGACAAGGTACGGTATGTACAGGTCAGGGCTTGAGAAGAAGTTCGCTGAGACATTGCCGAGAAAGTTCATGAAGTATGAGCCGTATGACGTACCCTACGTAACCCACAGGAACTACAAACCTGACTTTGTGTACAAAGACTGGCTGTTGGTTGAGTGTAAGGGGTTCTTCAGAGAAGGTGACACACTTAAATATAAAT